TGCGGTTGTAACCGGAATGGATGTTTTTCAGAATGAAGAAGATGAAATCCTGGTTTAGCCACAGGCTCTTTAACTGGTCTTACTATTACCGTCATATCGTGGTCATCTTGTATTGTGTCTAAAACTTCAAATTCTGGTAAATTTAGTATATTCATGTTGTCTTTTTCTCTTTCTGATAATTTTAACTATTTTTGGTTAATGCTTTAAAAAGAGCTTCATAATCTATTTCTAAGTCATTATAATATGCTTCCATAAATTCTTCAATTTGTTCGCCTATTACTTTCTTAGATTCTATTTCTTTCTTTTCATGCTCTTTTTTATATGCCTCTATTCTTCTTTTACGATTATTTTCAAAAATCCAATCTATATTTTCTTCAAAACTACTTTTGACCAATTGCTCCATTTTTACCTCCTATTCAGCAAACATCCAATCTTCTGCTAACATATCGGTTTGACTTGCTAGCCAAGGGACAAATTTATTATCTGCTGTTTTCATGCCTATCCAAGGTGATAAAAATAAACTATCTTTATGTACTTCTCCATCTACTTTGTATTGATAAGGATTTACGTAAGCTAAATACATTCTTTTACCATTCCAACCTTGTCTACATACTTTTAATCCTCGTTTTAAATATTTTATGGCTTCACCAAAGTTAAAAGTAGGAGTTCCACCTAATAAAGTACAGTTTTCATTATTAGCAATTACCCATTCATCAGATAAAACATTACTTAGAGTATATTCAACTCTTTGTGTTTCTCTTATATCTAATATAGGACCTTGTCCTTTATCTGCATCTTTTGGTCTACAGTGCATCATAATAGTTTGCTTAGTGTCATCCCAACACCAATAACCACCCCATGAAGGTAGTTTAACTTTGTTCCCTTTTTTCATTTCTTCTAATGCTTGTTTAAAATTCATAATAACCTCCTTCTTATAAATATACCTCATTATACCATAGTTAAAGTTATATAGTCCACAGTTAAAGTTATTTTAAGTAATAAATTTTATATTCACTTGTCAAAGTACGTTTTCTTATTAATCCACAGTTATAGTTTCATACCCAAAAAATCAAAGACAAATTCATTGATTTTAAATTTAATTCCATTATAAGTTACACTATCTGATTTAAGTAAGAAATTTTCCTCCCCTTCTTCTAAAAATAATTCTAATGGAGTACTCCCTTCTCCTTCGTATAATAATATTACCATTCTTTTTGCCATACCTTCACCCCTCTTCTACCATAAATAGTATCGAAAAAGATTAGATTTTGCAATAAAATAGGGAAATTTAAGTTCGCAATCATTTTTAACTAAGACAACATTTTTTTCTTATAATTTATCGCAACGTTTAAATAATCAAGCGTTGTATCTATGCATGTATATTCTTCATAATCAAGATTTATTTTATTTTTTACTTTTTCAATTATTTTATATGCTTTTCGTAATTCTTCTCTTTTATCTTCTTCTAACAGAATATACTCTTCGTTCATAATTAAACCTCCTTTTAATTATTAAATATCTATTTCTAAATCATATTTAATCCAATTTATAAAACTTGACACATCTTCAATTCCATATCCTTGTTCTAATGAATTTTCAGATAAAAATTCTTCCCTAATTAATCTACTTAGAAATAATCTAAATTCATTTTCTGATAAATTTAATAAATATTCTTTAATATCTTCTTTTGAGTGATTAATTCCACTATCTGTTGCTCCAGTATCATAAGCGAATCTTTCCAATATTTTATCTTTCATAATATAATCTCCTTTCTAATTTTTAAATGGTGTACCTTTATACTCCACCATATCGCAAAACTAAGTACGCAATATTTTTAAATTGCGAACTAATTATTATGTTGTAGTTGTTTGAGTTGCACTTGCAGTTATGACTATATCACCATTACATCCATTAATAGTTATTTTTCCATCTGCATATGTACTACTTGTTACATCTATACCTCCCATAGTAACTGTTACTGTATTTATTGTATATCCATCATTAGGTTTTAATACTATTTCATATTTAGAAATATCAAATAAATATTTAAAAGCAGATGTTGTATTTACATTAGTTAAATTTTTAGTTATTTTATAATAAGTTACACATGGGCAAATTCTTTCTATAAAACTAATTAGAGCAGTAGCATATTTACTTGAACCATATATATTATGTAAATGTACTTGGTCATTAGATAAACCACCATTTTTGTTATAATTAATAGATATGCCACCTTCATGATACATATCTAAATAAGGAATACCTTCACTTCTACACACATCAATCATAAGATTTGCTTTTTCTTCATTAAATGATAATGCAGGAGGAGGTACAATTACTCCTATACCAGTCATAGGATAATTATATCGTATTTCCTCAATAGCCCATTTCATTACAGAAACCATAGAACCAGTTGAACTTGCAGTATCACTTATAGTACCATTAGAATTATCAGGATTTGTACCCCAAGCTAGTAATATAACATCATAATCAATTCCGTCAGAGATTAATTTATTAACTTTTGCAGGACAATCTCCACTATTTGAACCACTCCAATTTGAACCTGCATATCCACTTTGAGTCATATTCATACCTAAATATCTATTTGCTAAATTTAAAAATCCATCTCCAGTTTTTCCGTCTCCTCCTGCGTATTGAGTTAAACTATCACCATAAATTATTAAACTTTTTCCAATAGTATGTTTTGCATATTTTTGAGGAATAAAAGTATCTATATTACTTTTAATAACTTCAGAAAAAGAATCTGAATTAGCTAAATTTGCAATAAAACCTTTTTCATATTTATTAGTAGGTTTTAATGTTTCTGTTTGGAAAGAATCTTCTACTGTCTGTAAAATATCATCAATAGGATTATAGTCCATTATTGTATATAATTCATTATGTCCTGTGGGATAAGATTGAGCACCGCCTGTAGTAGGAGAACCAGTTAAAAATCCATAAACACCATCAGGAATAACTACTTTATGTAAACAAACAGTAGATTCAATATAATTACCACTACCATCAATATAATCCCATGCACCAAAATCAATAAATTCTTCATTATGTTGAACACCATCACTATCAACATAATTAAATTTTTGATAATTCGTAATTTCAATTCCACTATCACTCAATATTGTAGTTGGATTTGTAGCTATATCAGGATTACTAAAACCTATTATAGTTATTCCTGGAGAATATCTATTTCTAACAAGTCTTCTTATATACCAAGTACCTGGAGTTAATGGTAATAAAAATATACCATATCCATTTCCAGTAATACCTAATTTTGTAGCCCATGTATTATAAGACGCATTATACCATCTATATTGTAATTCCCTTTCACTTTTAGACTCATCAGGGATAGTAAAAGGATAATTACCTAATATAGTATTAAATAATACATCTGCGTAATTATAACATCCAACAGCTTTAGTAGTTGTCGTTTCTACAAAATCAGTTTTATTCGGTATGATTATTTTATCTGTACTATTATTATCTTCACTAAATTTATTCAAAGTATTTGTTTCTATAGCAGGACTTAAATATTTAACAAGTGGAGTTTTCCAACTTTCATTTAAATCTGTATCAACAGTTTCTAATTGAAAAGGTGTTTCAAAACCGTATATGCTTAATGTGCAATATTGTTCATGAGGACTTGGAGTTCCATCAGCTCTGAATAATCCAATTAAATCATAATTTGATGTAAGTGTAAAAGTATAATACTCAACACCATATATTGTTTCTTTTGCTAAAGTTCCTACACTTTGCTTACTATTATTAGATTCGTTTAATGAATATATAGTATTTGGAGCATATAATTCTGTACTCCATGTCGCACGAACATAATATTTTGTATTAGCTTTAACATTTCTTATAGCAAGATAATTAGAATCAGTTTTAATTTTTTCCAAATCAAAAACATTTTTATATAATTTATTAACTAATGTTGTTTTATCAATACCTATACTTCCATCTTCTATTGTTAATGCACTTAATGTGCCATCATCAATCTTGCTTTGAATTATACTTGTTAATTGTTCATCTGTAACTACTGCTGTAGGTATTTCTACAGTTGCTATTTGAGTACCATCATTCATAAGTTTTAGAGTTTGACCATCCATACTCATTGTTATTTTGGATAGGTCAGCGTTACTTCCACTTATTTCAATACCAGTTCCTAAAAGTGTACCATCTTGTTTCTTAATATAAACTTTTCCATCTGTATGTTTTACAAGAGATAAGTTCGCAATATCTTTAAATCGTGCATCTATCTGATTCTTTGAATAAGTTTCAATTTTTTTGTAATAATTTGATAAATCTATTGTCACTTCTCCACTCCCACCTCCTGTATTTCCGCCTGAACTTCCTGTATTTTCTCCTATACTTTCACGCACATCTGCTAATAGTAAGAATGTACTAACTTTCACATCATCCTTTTCTATAGTGAATAACATTTTTAGCGTTCCTGCTACCTTTGTTATAGAACTATCCATAACTGCATCGAAGGAATTATCATGTATATTTTCTATTACACCATCGTTTATTATTTCTCCATCTGCTCTTTTGTATTTTGCAGTAACAGAGCAACCAGCCAAATTAACTGGTTGCCCATCTTCATACACATTTATTTTAATTTTATTTCCTCTATCTCCCTGCACTAATTTAAGAGATTGAAATTTCTCTTGCTTCAAATCGCTATCTATATCAAAATCTCTCATGTTGCACCTCCTCTTAACTGTTTAATATGCTCCAATATGTACTACTTCTTATATTTGCATCATCATTATAGAATTTAAGTAGGTTTATCAAAACTCCACCATTGCTAATATAATTTTTGAATGCTGATTTGTATCTAGATAGTACACCATTGTTATAGGCAATTCTGTACGTATCAGAAAAGCTATAATTTTGTATTGTACTTGTTCCCCACTCTAAAATATAGACATCAAATCTTTGTGGATTTGAATAATTACTAAAACAAGCACTGCTTGTACTTCCTGCTACAATATCGAAGTCAAAACAAGCTATACCACTATCTGTGACCGTAAATATACCATCTAATGTAACTTTTGTTCCGTTTGCATTAGTCCAAGTTTGCCCCTTTAGACCTGGTATGTATATTTTTGTTCCATACGGGATATTTTGTGCTGCAACTGTTTTACCCATGTGTGTTCCGAGTCCACTTCGTCCAGAACTATTACTTTCTGTAGCTGCATAACAAGTACATCTAGCATCGTGTAATTTGTATATATAATTCTTGCCGTCTATCGTTCCTTTTTCATTAAAGCAGTTAACATATTCCTCTTTCACAGTTGTCCCTCCTGTAGAACTTGCGCTATCCGCTTTGTCTAACTCAGGCAATCTTATAAAGAAGGCTTGTTTGCTAAGATTATACTTACTGTAAATAATGCCTTTCTTGTAGCCACTCGCCTCCGCAATATATCCATTCCCCATGTATATAGCGGTGTGATGCGTTCTTACTGTTGCCATATTAGATGTAGTTACTGTGTAGCCGGTATTGGCAAACATTATTATGTCGCCAGGTTTCGCCTTCGTAAATCCACTATCTGCATATCTCCAAAATGTTGCACCATGTTGTTTAGCTGTAGCCTGTAAAGTTCCCATACTACAAGTTAATCCTTTCATATAGCTCATTCCAGCTTTTTCGTAACAACATCCCACAAGAGAACTACAGTCAAAACCGTATGTTACCCCTATCTGTACCCAGCTTGGTTGACTGTAAGTTGTACCACCTACTGTTTCACTTCTGCCCTTTATTGTAACCATATTATTAAGTGAAATTGTTCTCCAATATTGGGAGTACCACGCAGTATGAGCTGTACCCATATTTACTATTTTCATAGCTGTGTCGCATATCGTCTTACGCAAATCTGACACAACCGTATTAGTTCCTCCTGATGTTCCCCCACTAGAACTTCCTCCACTACTTGTAACCTTAGTGCTTGGACGAACCGCCAATACAATAGTACTAGGTTGTTGGTTTTTAACAAGGTCTTTTTTTAGTCCTACATACCAGCCATCTGAGTGTTTCTCTCCAGGATTACTCATCGCCGTAATTATTTGTGCATTTCCGCTACTATCTTGTCCTATGCAAATTGCTCCTGTGCTTATATATTTCCATCTAGTTGGATAGACATATGCTCCACTACTTGTTTTTCTTGCATAAAATAATAAATCACCCTTTTGTAAATTACTATAATCGCTCTTTACTTCAAAGGTTTGTCCCTTATTGTAAAAGTATTGTGCTATTTCTGCACAAGTTCTCGCAAGATTTGAACCATTTGTAGGAACTATTGCTCCTGTATATGCACTATTTTTAGCCATTATGTTATTTCTATAATTGTTAAAGTTTACTAAACTTGAATAAGGAGAATCTGTATAAGAATATCCCATAAGACAAAGTAACATTAAAGTAGATTCATCTATCATTTTCCAATAGTTCCCCGATGTAGATTTCTCCCATATACTATTTGTAGCCCCTTGCGTACCACTTGCACTAGTGTTACATGGTGTAGAATCTCCGTAAGTGAACCCGTTATCCCAACTTTTCGCTGATGTGTAATTATTTCTCGCAGTGTAGTAAGACTCTGCAAAAGATGCCACTTTTGCTCCATCATATAGCTCATTTGTTACTGTAGCTGTTCCAGTAGTTACTTTTACATAGGTTGTATTCCCTGAAATCCATCCGTATTCTCCGTTATAACTTATTTTATGCCATCCAGATGCACTATCGGTTTCTATAATATCTGCTATAAAACCTTTAGATACAACTCCTATCGAATTATAACTTGTGCCTGGTCCACTTCTCACATTAAGATTATCTGCTAAAACTTCTACTTTGCTTACAGTAGTTGTTCCATTTGGATCCCCAGATATAATTTCTACATATTCACTTTTATTTGTTATATATGCATAGCCACCTTCAAATTTTATTTTATACCAACCTGTAGCTGCATCCACTCCTACAATTTCTACTGTATTCCCATTTACAAGTAATCCAGCATATTCTCCGTCTGTTCCTGGAGTTTTACGCACATTAAGAGCATTAGCTAATATTTTACCTATTGCTTTTACATCTGTTCCAATGTCTCCGCTTTCATCTCCTTTAGCCGTTCCTACAACTACCAATTTTATGTTGTCTACTATCAGATAATTGGCTACCTCATCTGAAAAAAATTCTACAGAATACACTCCATAAGTTGCTATTTTATCCGTAAGGTCCTTCGGTAATTTTCTATCTTCTGTAGCATTATAATCTATAATTTGCGCTCCACTTCCATCTCCAGTTAGTGGGCTTGTCAATGCATCTAACTTATAATATGCTGTATATTCTCCGTTAGATAATTGGAATCTAACTCTCGGTATTGGTGCAGTTGTATTATTATCAGCTCTCGTCATTCTTAAGTACATATTGTAACTGTCCAAAGTTTTGAGATAATCCGCCATTGAATCCTCTGTATCATTTACGAACACTGCGTACCCATGCATATATTTATAATCTTCCTTGAATTTTCCTTGTCCTACAAGATTAAGCATACTTGTTTCTTCGTTTATTCCTTCGCCTTCGTAGTTTGTATACTGTTGACTTACTCCAAATATGGCTAGAGTATTCGTATTATCATCGGTGCTAAAGGTATCTTGGAATTGTGAATCTTTCTTAACATATGTGTCAAAAGAGTTCACGACAGCGGATGAACCATGTACTTCACATGGGTCTGTCTCTGTGTAAGAAGGTACTTGAATAGAGGGGCTAAAAATACCTCCACTCGCAAGCGTAACAAGTTTGTTTACATTGCCCTGGCAATTAACTAGAAGTACCTTTGAAGAATTGTATACGTCAGCTATTTTATCCATTTTACTTATATCACAGTTTGTGATCTCTAATTGATTACTATCTGCGCACCTAAAACCTACAGAATCTGTTGTATTTCCTCTTATACGAAGTCCATCAAATCTAACATGACTATTATGGCTAAGTTTTAAGCCTGCTACATTTTTAATTTCCACACATCCTAATGTATTTAATTTGCCGGATTCATTATAAGAATCTAGGGTGTTCATTTCGTTGTATTCTGAAGAAGTTACATAAATTCTACATCTCGTATCTTCTATAACACTTCCTTCCTTTACTTGTAGAAGTGCATCTTTTCCTAAATTTATCTGCAATAGAGTTCCATAAAAATCCTGCAATACGATTTTCTCTCTAACTCTTACACCTGCTTCTAAATTAATATATATTGCGTTAAAAAACAAACAACCATTTTCTTTTAAAGTTCTTAAAACAGTCTGAAGACTATCCGCCTTATTTGCTTCGTCTCTTCCCGAACCGTCTCCTGTAGCAATTTTCCCAACATAATAATCTTTTGACCATCCTTGTTGTCTATCTATTATTTGTGCGCTCGGATAATGGTTAAATCTCCCATCTACAGTCATATTAGCAAAATGCGCTCCACTAGCACCTATATCCGCCAGTTCATTCCCGTCTTTGTCTAATATTCTAAAACCTTCCTCGTCCATTACTGTCCTACCTACAAGGGATTCATTTTGGCTCTTATGTAAAATCTGAATGCCTTCCTCATCTAGCTGTATTGCCCCTTCATTTATACGCACTTTACCATCGCTTGATACAGAGAATGTAATATCTCCGTTTCCGTCTGGAACAGTTATATTTCTAGCATCTATATATTGGCCTTTTAGCATACCTGCTAATATCATGTTTGCATTTACTTTTCCATCTGCAGTTAATGCAATATCATACGGTCCTTGGTAACCATTAGCACTATGGGCCAATCCGTTTTTATTAAATCTCCATACATGTATAGCTTCTTCTATGGTAGGACTATCGCAGACTATTAATTCTTCTTTGTTATAGAACACATAACTATCTTTTATACCTGCATTTATAAAACTTTGTATCCATTTTTCAATTGAATTATCATTTTTTTCTATTTCCTTTGAAATATCAATCATCACATCATTTATAGATTTTCTGCCTATATCCTTATTTGATAATTTTATTTCTTCTACTTTCTGTGTTAAAACATTATAATTTCTTTCTATTGCCCTTACAACTACATTTATATTCAATTTGCTTTCAAAAACTGAAACTTTATCTCCTATATAAACTCTTTCAGCTTTTATGTAGTTTTTATATTCTTCGGTTTGACTTAAATCCACAAAATCTATAGTGTAATCAGCACTTATAATATCTACTTTATTTTCTGTATATTCTAATTGCGCTAACCTTTTTAGTTCCGCTTGAGCTTCTTCCAATGTACTAAATCCTTCTGTTTCATCATCTGCAGACTTTACTTTTACATCATTGTAAGTAAATTCTTTAGTATAAGCTCTAGCATAATTATTTATTATGGGGCTATCTATAAAACCATCAATGGTTATTCCATTATTGCCTTTTGGTTTAATTCTAGTTGTAATACTATCTACATTTGTATTAGCTTCAAATCCTTTTAAATTTTTGCATGACTTTATTTGTACCCCTCTATCTTTTCCTACTTTATCAAGTATTTTTAAAAGATATCCTCTTCTTTGTATTTCTCCACCCCAGCGATTGAGGAATGATTGATCACAATCATGTATCGCTTTATACATATTTATATTTTCATAATAAGCGGTGTTTGATGTAGATATATTAGAATACACTTCTAATTCTTTGACTCCTACTGCCCCATCTAATATCCAGTTTATTGCTGCTGTTCCATTTAATCCAGTGGGCCTTACATCATTAAGCCATAAATGTATAGTTTCATATATAGTAACTTGTACAGCATATATGATTACTCTAGTTCGTGTTTTTCTTGGTTTTATAATCCTGAAATATTCATCACCATAATCAACCTTTACCTTCAATATTGCTTCTTCTTGTAGATATTCCCATAATCCTTTGTCGTCAATTATAAATTCTGCATCTAATTCATATGTCCCCTCTAAATTTTCTGTAACCTTGCAACTTGTACAAATATTATCAAGTATTGCATCCCCATTACTTAAAATAACCGTACTTTTGGGAGTATCTTTATTAAAAATACATATTTTTACTATATTACTCATTAATACTCCCCCTTATCTATATATAATCCTTGGACTAATTTCTAATTTAGTTATATTTCCTGTCCATGTTATAGTGTTTTCTCCTACATCTAAAGTAGGAAAATTTCCTATCATATCTATACTTTTACTGTTATTATCTTTATCTAGGCATAAAAAAAGTTTGCTATCTAGCAAAACTCTATCTTCTACATTATTTACTTGTATAGCAGTATTATTAATTGTTACTTTTATATCCCCTGTACCATATATAACTATTTTAGGACTACTTTTAAAGTCTCCTTTATTGTAAACTTTCGTCTCTTTTTCTGTTATTGTTATATCCTTCTCTAGTAAGTTATAATAAAATGGTTCACATAAAAATTTAATTTTAAAGTCTCCATATTCTTCGAATGTCGTTTTTATATCTTCTTCTATAATAACTTTTTTTACAATATTATATCTATTTGGAATAGCATATAGTAGTTTATTATCTTTTGTATTAAAAAGCCATATTTTAATTTTTTCTATCATAAGATCTATATCCTGGTCTAAATCTATAGTTGTTAATATAAAACTTTTTTCTACATTTGGAAAAGTCCCTTTATTTTCTATTAGTGTTCCATTTCTACCTTCTACACTTATTTCTTCATATTCTTCTTGCGCTAATACTTCTGGAGGGCCTTCTACTACTACTATTCCTAATTCTTTCGAACAAATATTATTAAATATTAATTTCTTTTCCATTTTACCCCTCCTTTTTCTTAGTATTTTAATTTCATATTTCTTGTTGTACTATAATCATCTAATTCATCCTGATTTGGTGCTATTGCAGTTCTAGTAAATTCTCTTCCGTCTATATCCAATCTTAGCTCTAATTTTGAAACTATGTTCGATAATCTTCTTACTTCACTCGCTGTAGCATCTTCTTGCATAAATTTATCTAACTTAGAATCTAAGTAATTATAAAAATTATCTAATGGGAGAATAGCCTCTTGTCCAGCCTCTCCACCAGCTAATAATGTATTATTTCTTGCTCCAAATATAGTTGGTTGTGTCATAATACCACCTTTTTTATACCAACTAACACTTATTTTTGGTACACTTGGAGGATTCAAGCTTAATTTTCCATTTATAGAAAAATGAGGTAATCTGATTTTTGGCAAACTTAAATGACAACTACTGAAAAATCCTTTAATTTTTGATAATCCAGAAGAAACTATATTTTTAGCACTATTTATGGCATTGCTAATTGCATTTTTAGCCGAATTGAACTTAGAACTCACGGTACTATAAATTCCACTACAGACACTTGACGCAGTGGACTTCATAGAATTCCAAATATTGCTCATTGTATTTTTAGCACTATTCCAAATATTGCCAATCGTATTTCTAGCTGAATTGAATTTTGAACTCACGGTGTTATATATATGCGAACATCCATTTGTAACGGCAGTTTTCATAGAATTCCACGCATTGCTAATGGTGCTAGAAACTGCATTCCAAATTTCCGTCGCTTTAGCTTTAATTGTATCCCAGTTTTTATACAACAAAACTCCTACTGCTACTAATGCTGTTATTACTCCTATTACAATTAATACTGGAGCACTTATTCCGCCAATAACTCCTGCTACCGCCATTGCTCCAGTTTTTACTGCTGCAAATGCACCGGTCAGCACACTCCATCCACTTGTAAATATGCCTACTACAGAGGATACCATTCCTATTACAGTTGTTATACCTACAAATGCAACCCCTAATGCTACAACTCCTGTTATAACAGTCTGAACTGGCTGTGGAAGATTTGCAAATGTTTGTAATAATGTTGTAATTCCACTTGTAACTGCACTTATAGCAGGCTGTAAATTTGTAAGTAATATTCTTTTCGTTCCTTCTAATGCACTTCCTAAGTCATTGTATCTAACTTTATTCATTTCATCTAGTTTGTCTCTAGAATTATCTATCTCACCGTTAAGATCTCCAAGTGCAAATATAGCTTCTGCAGCATTATCTTCGTACATTGTACCAAATATACCAACACCTACATTGTATTGTTCTTGCTTATCTTTCATCTTTCCAAGTCGTTCTATCATTTCCTGTGTGACTTGTTTAGCACTATCTCCACCTGCAGCATATTTCTTCCTAAATTCATCCGCATTAAACCCTAACTTTTTTAGATAATCATCAGCTGAACCGTCCATAATTCTTATGTTCATTTCCTTGAACGCGTCGCCTAAGCTGTCAATACTAAATGCTCCTGTCTCTGCTCCATTTGCAAGCGCATTAAACATGTCTTCCGCTGAATACCCTGCATTAGCAAACGAAGGAGAATATTCAGTTATTATATCTATTAAATCATCATTCTTATTAAGTCCGCTTTCTGCTCCCTGTGCTATAAGATTATATGCTTCATCTGCTGTAAGTCCAAACTTTTGCATCAATGCGTCTGCTGCTTTTGTACTGTCAGCAATATCTATTTCATAAACATCAGATAATAAATATGCATTTTCCGTACATTGTTTTAAGGCTTCTCCAGCCAAGCCTGTATTTTGATGTACCAATGCCATATTCTCGCCTATATCTGATAGTGATTCTCCAAAATTATCTGCATAAATTTCATTTATTATTCCTTCAAATTCGCCCATTTCATCGTTTGTAAGCCCTAATTGTGCTTGCAATTGATTAAGCGAACTTTGTCCTTCTAATCCAAATTCTTTTACACTGTCTGCTATTCCACTAAATGCATCTGTTAACTCGTCTACACCTTCTATAGCTAATGCATCTTCTAGTGCATTTCTAGCTTTTTGTGCTCCATCTGCAGCATCATTTAAACTGTTATCTAATTCATCAGCAGCACTACTAACTTCATGCAATCTATTTTGGTTTTCCCTTAAATCATTAGATAACTGTCCTATTCTACTTGCTAATTGCTGAGCTTCATTTGAACTTTGTCCTTGCTCTAATACTACATTTTTATATTCTTCTTTTAGTCTATTTAACTCTTGTTGTTGCTGATCTATTTCTGTAGTTAATCTAGATAATGAATTTGTATCATTTCCTAACTGTCCTATTTCTTGTCCAGCTTCTTGACTTGCACTTCTTAAATCATTAAGTCTTTGTGATGTTTGATTTATTTCATTTTGTATAGCTTGTTGTTGAGTTTGTGCTCTAAGTAACTCATTATTAAGATTTCTGTATTCATTGGAGTTTTCTCCAAGTATATTTTTCGCCTGTTCTAATGATTGATTTAATAATTCTACCTTTTGGCTTGATGCTGCATATTGTTGTTGTAATATATTTTGTCTTTGTTCTAATAGATTTATATCGTCTGAATTTCCTTTTAACTGAGTAGCATTTAATCTCAATTCATTCGAAAAAGTAGTCATATCTTTGCTTATATCTCTTATACCAGACCTAAAATCCGAAGTTACAGCTTTAAATTCTATTTGAGCCTGTGTTTTATTTGCCATCTATCTTCCCCTCCTTTCTAATTCTCTTTGTTTTACATAACTAATGTAGTTGTCATATGCTACTTTATTAGCAACTATACCTTCTAAAGAAGATATATCTATATTCCAAAATAAATCCTCGCTTATGCCCAAAATAAGGACATAGTAGGTATAATAATCCTCTATGTCCTCTAGTTTAAATTTAGGTATTTTTATTTTTTTTGCTCCTGTTATCTTCTTTGTTGCTTGGGTAAAGGCGCTCCTGAAATTTTTTTTTGCTTTGGATTAGCTAATTCATTAGCTAAGTTATTTATAAGTACAAAACTTTGTGGTATATTTTCCATAAATTCTTCTTTAGTCATTAAAGTATTATCATCTTGTTCTATATTAGCGCATAAATATGCTGTATATAAAATCGTGATTGAACTAAATGTCGCATCTTTATCTTCTTTTACATATATATTATTGTATTCTTCATATACTTTTTTTCTTTTATTCTTTAGTTGTAATAATCTAGCAAAATTTAAAGTTAATTTTATAACTTCTCCATTTTGCAATTCTAATTCTTTGAATGTACATTTCATTTTTTATTATCCCTCTATCTATGCTTTTTTTATTAATTCAAAATTAAATGCAGTTAACCATTTTGTTGCTATCTGAGAGTCAGAAGCTAATTCACTCGCCATGCATTCATATTTTCCAAATCCTTGGTCGTCCGGGGATACTGCAATAGTCATTTCTATTTCTGCTACTTCATCAGCCCCATTTTCTATTTTTTTACTTGTACCAGAATTTATAACACAATTCGGATATGCTAAATATTTTTCTACACCATCTTCGTCTAGCACTTTTGCTACCCATGTAAATTCTGGGTGAATACTATCTCTTCCATATCCGTATACACCTTCTGCAAGCTTGTCTGTAAATATCATTCCATATACTTTAACATATAAGCTCCATAGCATATGCATACTTACAGTTAATGTTCCTGTCCCTGTCCCTCTAGTTCTGGATTTTATTACTACCCCTTCACATTTTTTTGTTACTGTTCTTACATCCATTTCCTCTGTTAAAGAACCTACACAACCCACTTTTGTAGTTGTTATTTCATTCTCTCCATTAAATTTAATGGCGCTTTCTTTTATCTCATAATCTGAGTATACTTTATTGTAAGCAGTCATTATATATTCAACCCTCCTAACTTGTTTAATATATCATTAACAATATTATCTTTTTCGTTTTCGACACCTTTTTCCATAAATGGATTTTCACTTTTACCTGTACTTGTTCCTATAGCATCCATAGGGAATATAAGATAATTAAATTTAGATTTTGTTGTAATTCTTACACCTAAATTAAAATTTTTATTTGTTAATGAATTTGAGAATTTTGCATGTTTTTTATTTCTATCAGATACAGGCATACAATTTTCTATAGATCTTATTAATCTGTCTTTTCCTTCTTGGTGTATACATTGATTTATTATATCTTCTGCATTGTCTCCATAATCATTTATAGCTTGTTGTATTTTTTCTACATCCTCAAAATTTAGTGTAAAATTTATACCTGCCATTATAACTCACAACCTTTTTTAGCTTTTGTAAATTCTATTGTGCAAATTTCAACTACTCTATCAGTATTATTTTTTGTTATATAATTAAATGCAATTTCTGTATCTGCTAATTTTAATTTTGTATTTTCCGTTACTTGCTTTATTATTTTGAATTCAAAATCCTCTTCTATGTAATCTTCGCAAATAAAATGTATTTGATAATATTTATTATAATCTCTTCTACTTGTACCTGCTCTAGATGTCCTACTTTTGTTGAATACAAAATAATTCCAGTCGTCATTAGGCTTTGCTAATGAACGACCATAATAAGCTTTATAGCCTAATTCTTCTAATGCTTTCTTTATGTCATTAAGCAATTTTTCTCACCTCTTCCAAATAGAAGTAAATCTCTTGCTTTTCTCTATCTATATCAAAGTACACAATATCGTAAAGAATATTTTTTATAACCACCTTGTCATAACTAGATATATCTCTATAAAATCTTGTTTTTATTTTTAAACTTAAAGATCTATTTCTAGCTTCTGCAAAGTCTAAATCTTGTTGCCTTTTACTACACTCTTTATATGCTAATTTAACTATAAATTCTAAATCATCAATAGATTTTATATTTTCCCTAGCTCCGAAATCACTTTCTTTATTTTTTTCTTTATAAACTCTTATATATCCATCATTATAATTAGTTGTTTTCATTTTGTTGTACCTCGTATTTTTGTCTTAACTGCATAATATCGTTAAAATAATTATCGTCAAATTCATTAATGCAATTATTCCATGCATACATACAATAATTAAGCAATAGATTTCTTTCCATGCCTTTAGAATAATCTACATCTGCTCCTAATTTATAGTCTAAAGTTAATACAGCATCTTCTAAAATTGTTTGTAGACGGTTTTCTGTTTCTTCTTCCGTCCATGTAATATTTAGTTTTTCTTTTAGTCTTTGAAGTAAATCCATATTTTCCTCCAATAAAATAGGGACTAGAAATTCTAGTTCCTATTTTTTATTCTAAGATTCTGCTTTTGTAGTAACAGTACCTTTTACTGTACTTTCTACTGTGCCTTTAACTTTAGTATATACATAAGCTTCTTCTAAATTAGTTATATCTAAGAATAATGCTACTGTATCATCGTTTGCTTTTCCTGCACCATAAGTTTTTATTTTATAATATCTTAAATCTTCTAAGAATTTATAATCGTCTGAGTAAGTTATTATACCTTCTTTTGCTCCACCTATTGCCATAAAATATTCAGATGGTAAACATAATATAGCTGTATTATCGGCTAATTCGTTTGAGATAACCACATCTGTTGGGAATGGGAATACATTTTGTGCAAATGTTCCATTAACAGTTAATACTGTAGATGCTGGCATAACCTTTGTTAGATAATCAGTTTGATTACATATAAATAAAACTGAACTAAATTTTCTAGTTCTTCCTCCATGTACTTTACTACTACTATCTGTCCATTTCTCTGTTTTAGATAATTTTGCTAATACTGCTCCATATTCCTTAGGCATAAATGATGTTAAAACTACTTTAGTTTTATCTGGATAAACTCCTCCAGTTACAGTTACGCCATGAGATACATTTTTGCATAATCCTATAGGTTGATTTTCCCCTGTACCTGCTACTATAGCTTTTTCTAATCCACATAATAAGGCATCTTTTAATACAGTTCTTATGTAAGAATCTAAGAAAGTTGGACCTAAATCTAACATATCTAATGGAATTGCAGCAAATGCACTTAATTTATTTTGAGTTATATCAACAATTTTAAATGCAGATGTTATTTCTTTAGTTATTGTAGAGTTTAATTCACCCCACACTGCTGTATCTATCGTATGATCATTCAGTATCCATTTAGTTAGATATTTACAATAAGTAAAATTAATTTTATCTAATAAAGGATGTTCTTCAACTAACTCTTTAAATACATCTTCGATTATAGTTTCTGGCATAATTCCATCTGGTGTCCCTGGTAAAGCTGCAAATGCCTGTTGTGGGTTTGCAGCTTTACTTGCTTCAATAAATTTCTTATAGTAATTTTCTTCTGCTGTTGTTAATTGTCTATATCCTCTTTGAGCTAATATAGATTTATCTTGTGTTATTTGATATTCCAAAAAATCAGCTTTTATATCATCAACTACAGACTCTTGAAATTCTACCCATGCTTGTTTTATTTCTTCTTCATTCCCTCCAGCTAATGCAGCTTGCATTTTAGATGCAACTTCTTGTTGTTTTAATTTCTTATTTCCTAATATTGACATTTCATTTCCTCCTAATTATTCAAATTTTTTATTACATTAAAAAAAGAATCTATTTTAGATTCCTTTGGTTCCTTATCGTCATCATCATCGTTGTTATTATCATTATTATCATCATTATTGTCATTATCATTATCGTCATTGTTATCATCGTTATTGTCGTCATTATCGCCATCTTTATTATCGTCATCATCTTTTTTAGCATTTAATATAAGCTTCATTAATGATTTTTTAACAGATTGACTAACTTTTTCTGCTTCTTTTTCATTTACAATAGCTGTTGAAAATCCCATTTCTAATGCTTCTTGTGGTGTTATCCAAGTCTCATCATCAAGCATCTGTTTTAACTCTTCTTCTGTTATATTTACTTCTTGCATATAAGCATTAACACTGGCCTGAGTTATTTTATCTAAATCATCTGCTTGTTTTCTTAGTTCATTTGCATTTCCACTCGTCCAGCTCCATGCATTATGTATCATAAGCAATGATGCAGTAGACATTATTCTTTCATCTCCTGCCATAAATACTACACTAGCAGCACTACATGCAAAACCATCGCATACAGTTTTTACTTTTGCTTTATGTCGCTTTAATTGATTGTATATAGCCAATCCTTCAGCAACTTCTCCACCATATGAGTTTATATATACATTTATTTTGTCACATTCTAATCCTTCTATCTGTTTAGATAATGTATAACTTGATATATCATTTTCATACCATTCCCAGGATGTTATGTCGCCATAAATTTGTATATCAACTTCATTATTATTTTTAGTCAGTTGAAAATATTTTTTACTTTTCATTTTATTCACCTCCTTTATTTGTCGCCTATTAATCTATTTTCTGCTGTATCATAGTTCTTGGTTATAAAATGTTGTTGACTAAACTTAGTATTAAGCTTATCAAATCCTATTATTTCTCTTACTTCATCAATACAGCATGTTCCAGATGCTATAAGTTTATCTGCTTTTTCTGCTACATCTAAAATATCAATGTGATTAATTGTAGATGTATCTACCTTAACATAATTTCCTTTTGACCACTCTAAATATCCAGGATAAGTTTTTCTTGTAATTTCTTCTGATAGCATTTCTGCTATTGGATCTATACAAAATGTAAGAAATACTTTTACTATTTCATTCATATTTGTAATATTACCTAGCATTAAACTCACTGGTATTTGAAAAGCCTGTGCTACTATTTCAAACATTTCTTTTCTAAGATTTCTAAAATCAGAACTATCTTTATTTGTTGTCGGTGAAATGTCTTGCAAATCATATCCTTTAAATTGTAAATATACAGAATCTTCATTTTGCATAAAACTTTTAAGTTGTTTTTTTATAACCTCTTCATAATTTTCTTGAAAAGTTTTATCTCCAGCTTTAATATTTTCAAATATCATTTTATATTTTGTTCCATTTGACTTCTTATAATTTTTAGCAGCATAACTCATTAATTCTCCATACTGTTCATATAATCCATCAATTAAATTTTTTATATTTGTATTATTAAGCTGCAATCGTAGTACTTCATCACTTTTAAAAATTTTATTTAACTGTAAATTTCCAATTACAATTCCTTTATATAAATTGCCTTTGATTGGGTATTCATCTACTGCATAACTATCTGCACAATATAAATTATTAGGAGTAGCTTCTACTAATAAACTTTCTTTATTATATACCATTTTTTCAATAGCCTTATGTAATAGCTGACTGCTATTTTCATTTACATTAGGGGATATATTGTATGTATAGTATATATCATTTTTAACTTCTTTATTATTTTCATATATTTTTATTTCACATTTACTTAATGCATTAGCAATATATGTTATAGCTGTCTGTATTGCTAATTCTTTATAATATATTTCCTGTACTTTTTCTTCTATTACACTTTCTATTATTTCTCCATTTTCATCTTTAGCATTTCCTAGAAAGTCTTTAAACCATGTTTTTATGCTCACAATTTTCTCACCTCCTTTTAGAATACTAATGGTGACATAAAGAATAATTCTGAATTATCTTCATCCTCTAATGTATCTTGTGCTGCAATCATAGCATGAACAAACGCCATAAATCCATCTGTTTTTCTGCTTTTAGGTTCTATCTTGTCATATATATAATTTCCTAAAGTCTTACCTGTCAGCTTAGTATTATTGGTGAACCACCTCATAAGGGGATTATCTCCCCATACTATCTGATGATTATTAAATAAACTATCTATTACCGGTACTATTTTCATAATGTCAGAAGGTCTAATTATCCTTACTTGTTCTTTTTCCGATACATCTATTCCAATATTCTTCATAGATTTATTTAGTAATGCAAGTCTAAAGTTATCTACACCTAATTTAACAAAATTATATTTAGTTAACTGTTCCTGTATCCATTCTGTAGCCGTATCTGGATTAATTTCAATGTCATCGACAATTGTTAATAACCCTTGCCTTGCCCATTCTTCCAAAGGCGCTTTTATTCTATCTTTATCTCTAGAATTAGTACAAAACCAACTATGAGTTATCCAATAATATACTCCTCCTTTTAAGAAAAGTAACCCTACAGTCATCATATCATTAACTTTCGTGTAATCTATCCCTACAGTACAACTTGCACCTTCTAAATCTGGTATTTCTTTATTTGTTGCTAATATATTTTCCCAAGAAGTAACTTCTATATCTTTAGCTTTTGACATAGGTAAATTCATTCTTTTGGTCATGAATGAACTGTTTATATATGGATTTTTTTTATAATTTACATACTCTTTTTTTATTTGTTTTAATAATCCTGGTCTATAATATAAAGATGGGTTTGCTTTAAACCAGTTTTTTTCATCATGTACTTCATCCATATCGTCAAGTCTACATATGAATGGTAACATGCCATTATCTTCTTGTTGAAAATCCAATATTTTTAATGAAGTATCCAATAAATCATCTAAAACGCTATCTCTTACATAACCATTTGTTGTTATGTAAAATATCCTTGGGTCTTTAACTTTCCCCAGTCCAGTAGTATGTACGTTTAATAAATCAAAATTAGCATATTCATGTATTTCATCAAATATAATAGCTCCTGGTCTTAATCCGTCCGCACTCTTAGCATTACTTGTTTTATACCTTAATTGACTTTTAGTCCTTAAATTAGTGATACATTCCTTATTCCAATAAAAATTTCTTTTCATTTTTGTTTTTACGCTAGGTTTAGTTAGTACATTATATACATCGTTGAAACTTGTAGTAGCCTGTGATTCTGAGTTCGCTATTATATCTATATTATAATTATGAATACCGTTAGTTTCGGTCAAAAGGCAAAATGTAAGAAAACTTATGAAAGCATTTTTACCTGCCCCTCGACCTACTAATATAAATGAAGTATCAAACCTTGGTAAATTATAATCTTTTGTATATAAACAAAGGCAAAGAACAAGTAAGCACTTTTCCCAAGGGAATAGGTCAAATTCAAAATATTTTATATAACTCATATATTTTTCAACTTTTTTTTCATCTATATATAAATTATCTTTTTCAGTTTCTAATACATATTCAATAAATGTAGCGAATTTTTTTTGTTCTTTGCACATTGTAAAAGGTTCTTTTTTTATAATTTCAAGATATTCTCTAATATATTTCATTAATATTTAACCTTTTTCTAATACATATTCCCAATGATATCCGCCACTTTTACCTTTTCTTTTTATAGCTCTGCTTATTGATTCAGGCCCTTTATTGATTGTTTTTCCTGCTTGTGCATTAGGATTATTCCCACCTTTCATATTAGCATGATTTTTACTAATTTTTTCCCTACTTTCAGCACTATGTTTTTTACCATAGTTAGGATTTTCTTTTCCATATCTATGAACTCCGTACATTCCATTTAATTCACCTTTTAAGCCGGAAGTTGCATTACCACCCTCTAATATGTTGTATCCTTTATTTATATTCGTGCTATCATATTTTTTTATCAATTCTATTTCTTTTTTTTCTGCTTCTTGTTTCGTTAAATTTTCAAATAGTATTTCATGTTGAAAATTATCCCATCCATATTTTTGGATAGCTCTATAAAAATATTGGTTTCCTTTGTATCCTTTTCCATTTTGCCATCTTTTATTGACTCCTTGCTGAGTTATCCCGATATAAATTTTATTACTTGGTGATATATGACAATAAACTTTATAATTCATCATCATCACCACCATCTGCTACAGTAGCTTTAATTCCTAATTCATTTAAAAGCTTTAGCATTTGTGCATTAGTTTTATTAAGTTCAGCTATGCTATCGTTTTTCTTATATCCACTTTGTCCTCCGCCATTATTATATTTTACCGATACACCCCTCTTATTTATATCTTCTATAAGGAGTGTTTTGGTTATCCAGAAGGCCATATAATCTTCTACTAAATCTTTGAATTGTTCTCCATATGTACCATTTCTATCTAGTTGGTCTAGTAAATCTTCTCTAATTTTTTCATATTTTTCACTTTGTTTTAATTCTTTTACAACTTTTTTATCTGCCATTTTCACCACCTCCTTATAGTAAGACTACCCTCATGTGAATAAGTTAAAATTTCTGTTTTGCC